TGATGCTCGAGCCTAATGCGCGTTCTGCGAATGATCGATTGGTCGCCTTTCTATCGAGATGCCTGGAGGTCTAATCGAGACCATTGCCCGGTGCCCGTGTCGGCGCCCTAAGGCTCGAAGGACAACCAGAGCAGATCAACTCTACGCAGCCCTGCCGAAGTCTCACATTGCAACTGCCTCCATTGGGACTCCCAAAACAATGGTGGCCCAGAATGTTGTACACTTAGAATTGATGGCCGTCTCATCAACGGCACAGGCGTAAATGCGGAATCGCAAACCGCAGGAGCGGGTGAAGGCCCCGTGGAAGGACGGAAAGCCGGAATCGTCAACCGGTAGCATGGGTGGAAATCCCATGGGCGTTAGGCGGAATCGCGAACCGCAGGCCGGGCTCAACGGCCTCGCGCCCAGCGTTACAGGGAGATTGAGAGGCCCAGGTCAAGGGCCACGTAGCTCTACGAATGGGCGATTGACACGGCGGACGGGTGAGCTGCCGACCGCAGCCCGCAAGGGCAACTGACCGGAGCGCGTAAGCGCGACCGCACCCTACCATTGGCGAGAAGCCAAGTTACTAGAACTGCGTTTATAGGCAGGTCACAATGGACCCGGTCTCGTACAATCCGTCGGGAGGCCAATAGTGCGAATTGAGTACAGGCCTCTCTCGGAAATCAAGCCGTACCCCAAGAACGCACGCCGCATCCCGCAGGCGGCCATCGACGCAGTAGCTAAGTCCATCCAGGAATTCGGCTGGAGGCAGCCCATCGTAGTGGACATGGCGGGCGTCATAGTCGTCGGTCACGTGCGGCTCAAGGCGGGGTATCAGCTCGGGCTGGAGAGAGCGCCGGTGCACGTAGCGCTCGACCTGACGCCGGAGCAAATCCGGGCCTACCGGCTCATGGATAACCGCTCGAACGACTACGCCTCGTTCGACATCGACCTGCTGGGCGAGGAGATGCGGGAACTGGCGAAGCTCGACCTGGATTTGAGCTTGACCGGATTCGAGCAGAGCGAAATCGACAGCCTGCTCGCGATGCCGGACGAGGAGCGGGCTAACGCCACGCCTCCAGTCCCGGAGAACCCGGTCTCTGTGCTGGGCGACCTGTGGCTCTGTGCCGCGCACCGCGTGTTGTGCGGAGACGCCACCAGCCCGGATGCCGTTAAGCGGCTGCTGAACGACCGGAAGCCAATCTTGCTGGTGACCGATCCACCCTACGGCGTTGAGCTGGATTCGGAATGGCGCGACCGGGCCGGTATCAACAAACACGGCCCAGCCGAGGCGTCGTACATGAAGCGCCGCATCGAGGGCCACACCCAGACCACCATCTCCGGCGACACCGTAGCCGACTGGTCCCATGCGTTCGAGCTGGTCCCGAGTCTTCAGGTGGGGTATGTGTGGCACGCCAGCGCGTTCACGTCGCAGGTATTGGCCGGCTTACTGCGAATCGGGTTCATCAATAGCCAACAAATCATCTGGCGGAAGACGCAAGCAGCGCTGACGCGGACGCATTACTGGTTTCAACACGAGCCTTGTTGGTATGTCCGCAAGAAGAACGCACCGTGGTTCGGCCGGCCAGGCGCGACCAACACTACCATCTGGGACGCCGCCTCGCCGAAACAGATTATGGGAGGGAGTAACGAAACAAAGTACGACCATCCGACACAGAAGCCCTGCGAGCTGATGCGCCGGCCGATCCTGAACCACCTCAAGCGCGGGCAGGTGGTCTACGACCCGTTTCTCGGCTCAGGAACAACCCTGATTGCGGCCGAACAGGCGGAACGGGCGTGCTCAGGATTGGAGTTGGAGCCGAAGTACGTAGACGTCGTGGTCACCCGATGGGAGCAGTTCACAGGACAGAAGGCCACGCTCGATGCCACAGGCCAGACTTTCGAGGAGGTGCGGGATGCCCGACAAGGAAAAGCCAAAGGGCGGAAGACCGCCTAAGCCTCTCGACCTTGAGGAACTGAAGCGCATAGCGCGCACCGGAGCGACGAACATCGAGATGGCAGCCCGTCTTGGGATGTCCGAAGATACGCTCGCACGCCGACTGCAAGACCCGGAAATCCGCGCCCTGGTGGACGAGGCCCAGGCCGAAGTGAAAATCAGCCTGCGGGCCAAACAAGTGCAACTCGCCCTGGCGGGCGACCGCACGATGTTGGTCTGGTTGGGTAAGCAGTGGCTGGGGCAGAAAGACAGGCTGGACCACGCGGTTGAGGTCTCGGGAGGGTTGACGCTCGCCGAAATTGCTCGCCAACGTCTCGCCAAACTGCATGGCAAATCTGAAAACCGCTGAACACGCTGAATTGATGGAAATCGTCCAGGGGTTCAGACTGGACCCGCTAGGCTTCGTGCGTTTCGCCTATCCCTGGGGCGAGCCGGGCCCGCTGGAGCACGAAATCGGGCCGGACGAAAACCAGGCCGAGTTCCTGACGGCTCTGGGCGAGGAGGTCCGCAAGCGCAATTTCGACGGCCACACGCCGGTGATGCCCGTGCGATTGGCGGAGACCTCGGGCCACGGTACAGGCAAGAGCGTGACGGGGGCGTGGATTGCGGACTGGATCCTGAGCACGCGCCCCGGTTCGATCGGCACCGTGACGGCCGGGACAGCAACACAGCTTTCGGAGCGCACTTGGGCGGCCATCCAATCGTGGACGAAGCTGTGCATCACGGCGCCCTGGTTCGAGATTCAATCGTCGGGGATCTACGCTTACGAGGATCCTGAAAACTGGAAGGTGGTTTGCCAGACCTGCAAGGAAGAGAACGCACAGAGCTTCGCCGGCCAACATGCATCCACTTCCACGTCCTGGTATCTGTTCGACGAGGCCTCGATCGTTCCGGACGGCATCTGGAAGGTGGCCTACGGCGGATTGACGGACGGCGAGCCGATGATCTTCGCCTGGGGTCAGCCCGAGCGCAACACAGGCCACTTCTATGAGATTTGCTTCGGCCGGGAGCGCGACCGCTGGAACCATCGGCGGGTGGACTCGCGCAATTCCCGGTTCACCAACAAGACCTTGATCGAAGAGTGGCGGCGCGACTACGGGGAAGAAAGCGACTGGTTCCGCGTCCGCGTCCTGGGCTTACCGCCTCGAGCTAGCGAGTTGCAGTACATCGACCAGAATCGGGTGGAGGAGGCCCGCCAGCGTCAGGTGTACACCCTTCGACACGAACCGTTGATTGCCGGATTCGACGTTTCTGGCGGTGGCGCGGCCTGGAACGTGATTCGCTTCCGGCGCGGATTGGACGGCCGGGCGATGCCACCGGTCCGGATTCCAGGAGAGCAGGGGCGCGACCGCGACGTGCTGGTCGGCGTTTGCGCCGAGTTGCTGCGTGATGAACGGCCCGGTCATCGGATTGCAGCGATGTTCGTAGATTCGGCGTTCGGCGCGCCCATTGTCGAGCGGTTGCATGTGCTGGGCTTTCAAAAGGTCTTCGAGGTTAACTTCGGCGGCCGGTCTCCTGATCCACACCAGGAAAACATGCGCGCATTCATGTATGCCAAGGCGAAGGACTGGCTGGTCAAAGGCGGCGTCCCAGCGGACGATGAACACCTGGCCCGGCAACTCTGCGTCCCCGGCTATCACATCAACCGCAGCGGACGGCTGGTGCTGGAAAGCAAAGCGGACATTCAGAAGCGCGGAGAGGTAAGTCCGGACGACGCGGACGCCTTCGTCCTGACCTTTGCGCAGCAGGTGGCGCCACCGGAACCGACTTACCGCGAACGCCCCAGTTCCGTGCAGGTAACCAGCTCGGATTTATGGATGACGTGACATGATCCTTGGCAGTGACCCAAAGAAACCGCGAAAAATCGGCGAGCGCTACAAAGGCGTTTGGCGCGGTGGCGTGCTCTACCGGGACCAGCCATTCGTCGTCATGCGCGAAGCGACCGCTGAGGAGTGGCTTCGGCAGGAACGGCAGAAGAACCCGGACCACGAGCCGAGGCCGATGCATGATCTCGCGACCGCGCTGTTTTACGAGGTGTCGCTTGACGTGAGAAGCCACGCCCTCAACCTTCACCAAAGCAAGCTCGGGGATGTCTTGTTGCCTCTGCTGTTCGGCCGCGTCTTCCACGTGACGACGGCGAGTGTGCTGGAGAAGATCCTCACATGCGGGGAAATCCGGCCGAACCGCGACGGAGAATTTGAATCTGTCTTCGGCTCCACGAATTCGTACTTCCGCAAAAGTGGATGCGTGTCGCTGTTCGATTATCGAGTCGCCACGCGCAAGCAGATCGATGACGCGATCGTGAATTGCTCACCCTTCTTGCTGCCCTCCTCAGATCCGGAGGACTTGCTCTATGAACCCCAAATCGCATACCTGCTTCTGGCCGTCTCAGCATACGACCGGGTTATTCCTCCGCCCGGGCCGGACGCCTGGGCAGAGGGCAAAATCGTACCGCACGTGGAAGCGGGTTTTCCGGGCCCGCTCCCCGTCGAGCTGATTGACGAAGTCATCCGCGTGACAATTGAGTTTGAGCCACTGGACCCTTTAATTGAGGCACTTCGGCGAGGCCGCAGGAAATAAACTCATGTCTGGTTGCTTGAGATGCCATGCCAAGCAGTTATGCTGGGTTTGTTCCTGGTCGCTTCGCATGGGTCTGACGAGCATGCCTTCGGCAAGGACCTGCTGTTTTTTACATGTCAGCCGATGCTGGCTTCGCCGCACGGCGCTAGAATGGCTCGAACCACGGATTTGTTTATCCGACAAGAAATCGGGGCTCTTCGCGGGAGGTACAACATGAGAGCGGTCGGCATAACAGCCTTCCTGATCTTGGTCGCTGGAGCGCTGCTTGCTGATGATTCAGCGCCAGAACCTACGCAGCGGGCGGACGCGCCTTACCGTCTATTCCAAACTCAGAATATTTTCACGTTCCTTAGGCTCGACACACGCACTGGCGACGTGTGGCAGCTCCAATGGAGCAACCAAGGCGATGACCATCGATTTATCGAGCCGATCACGCTGATTCCAATTCTGCCCGGAGGAACAAGACCCGGTCGGTTCACTCTCTATCCGACTCAAAACATCTACAATTTCATTCTGCTTGACCAGGAAGACGGCCGAGCCTGGCAGATTCAGTGGAATACGGACCCGAAGAAGCGGCTACTCTTAGCGATCTGGCCCAACGATTGGAGAGCCATTGACGCGCCGAAGCCGCCAACATCGCTCCAGCCGACCGCCACGCCCGAAACGGCAACACCGCATTGAAGCCTAGGGCTAGCACCTGGCCCTTTTTCTCATCGCCGGCTATCGTTGAATCGACACACGGATTCCGGGGTGTTCGCGTAGCGGTGCGCCCTTCTCCTTGTAATTAGAGCGCTGTTGTTTAGGTGTTACTTGGCCTACCTCTTGGCCCCTCCCTGC